TCAAAGTCCTGGCCCTGTTCCTGTTCCGGGATTACAGGGGCTTCTGTAGTTGTGGCATTGGTAATGTCTTCCATTGTGTTCTCCTTTGCGTTTACTCGTCTCTGAGCCACTAAAAGTGGATTGTTTGCGTTTGTTAAGGATGGTCTCTCACCCATGTTGCCAATTTTATATAGCGGCTTCTGTTCCGCTGCTATTGTTAGTGGCATATCGCCACAAATAACCATATGCTGATTTTCTTTTTCCGTCACAACACTCCCAAATACTCGTTTGGTTGTAACCAAGTTCATGTTTTATAGCAATGCAGCTTTCCCACCTTCTAACGGTTTCGCCACTTTTGGAGGACTGAATTATGTTCTCGCTCATTCCGGGTCTGTTTTTTCTTCTCCACGAAGTTCTCTGCTTTCGATTTTTGTTCAACCAAGAGTGTTTCATGTTGTAACTCTGATCGCACCATTCAAGGTTTGACACTCGATTGTTTGCTCTGTCATAATCAATGTGATTCAATTGTGGCAAACCATTTGGGTTGGGAATGAACGCTTCCGCAACAAGTCTGTGTACACAAACCATCCTCGAATTGCCGTGTTTGAATAATTGAACCTGTCTATATCCATCAGTGTGGCGTTTAAGAAAAAGCAACTTTTGTTTTCCTGTGTTTTTCCAATTGAGGCTTAGCACGTTGCCCAAATTGCTGACCTCGTAAAGCCCTTCGTACCCCTTGACGGGCTTCCAAATCTCGTTCATGGTTTTCTCCTTGAAATATATTTTTCAAGGGCGGTGGGAGCATACCCCACTCATGCGTTTCCCATGAAATTCAATATGTATAGATGCAAGTACATCTACAGTTGCAATCTTCTTCGGCTACCCCAAATTCCCCAGGATACATAGTCGAATCCCCGGTATAGGTGACGAACCGCTGGTCAATCGGAAGCGTCATCCCGTCAAGATAGTCGTGAGTATCACGGACTCTATCGTCACCCATCGTTCGCCATGTCTTCTTTTTCGCTCCGGCTTTCTTAGCCGTTCTCTGCGAAGCGTCTTCCATGTTTCGGTGAGCGTCCGTTTCCGCTACCTTCATGATGCCTTCGATATCACCCTTATCAGCGTATTCTTCTACACGCTCACGGAAGTCTTTCCCGGCGATCTTCTTGAAAATGCTCTCTCGCATTTCCTTATCGTTCGCCCGGATGGAGGTAGACAGTTCCTCATTTACATTGTCCACCCCCATAAGATACGCATAGACAAGGTAGTCATATATGATATCAAGAGCCTTTTCCTTGTCGAACCGCATTACAGGCAGTGCTTCGTCTGACTGCACGAAGTACGCCGTCTGCTCGACTTTGGCTCTTATATTATTCAGTTCATCCCACGGGAGGATCATGTGGGACCACCGTCCTCATCTTCGCCGTTATTGTTATCCTCTTCGATGATATCCGCTTCGCCGACTGCCTGGTCTTCCTTCTTTTGATTCGGATCACCCCATATCATTTTCAGATACTTCTCCGACATGAGCATATCGGCTACCGGGTCGTTGGAGATACCCGACTTCTGAGCGGCGAGAACAGGATGCATTCCGGCAGCAAGCAGTGTTTGGAATGCCTGGGCTTTGCTCTGCACGTTCGCAGTCTCGTTACGGACGAACTGAAGTTCAAAGTCGTTTATGCTGATATCCAAAAGCCCCTTCTGCTTCAGAATCTTCAGGATGACTTTGTCAAACCGCCTGTTGGATGCCCGGAAGAGGTCTTCCGTATTCCTTGCGAAAGCGTCTGCCTGGTACCAGCCGAAGTTAGCCATGACGGCTGCCCCGGTCGTGTCATAGGTGGCACTGTTGGTAGCCTGTGACGGCATACCGCAGATTGAGAGAACCCGTCTGAAGATATCCTCTACAAAGGTCTGCGTCTGTTGCTGGTCAAGCTGTTCGGAAAGCAGTTCAACCTTTGCCGGAAGTTCGCTGATGCTCTTCAGCATGAGCATACCCTTCTGCTTGATACTGTCAGCGTCCTCGTCATCTATCTGACAGTTCGTCAGTACAAGAAGGCTCTGTATGAACTGTTCCACGCCGTCAGCCCTGTTACTTAAAATGTTATTCAGTTCATCAAGCAGACAGACGGCTGGCTCAAAAGCAGCCATGTTCGTGGAGTTATAGCGGTATTCGATAATGGGGATCTCACCGATGATATTCGGTTCCACAGATACCAGGTTCACCGCAGTGGCAGCCACATCCGGCTCCGGGGTGGCAAGCTGTCCTTTATAGGTTCCGTTCAGCCGAAATACATTCGTCCTTGTAAATACATCAAGATAGATCCTGTCGCCATTCGTCACCACGTTGGCAGCGTATACGGGTTCGTTTCCCGGTTTCATGGAATACACCACGAACGCACCCTGGGGTCTTAACGCATATGCTCTGAACGGGGTTTCCTCGTCATCGTCTTCACGGCTGGGTTCCACGAAGATATAGCCAAGCCCGGTCGTGTGGAACCAGTCAACTGTGGCATCATCCGCAGAGTGCTTCCCGGAACGGTAAAGGTATTCGTTCAGAAGGTCTACCTTATCCTGTACTTCATCCCTCCGGGAAACGTAATACGCTGGCTGAGTCATGAAATAGCCGTTCTTAAAGGAAACGATCTCTTCCGCATGATTCACAACAGCTTTATTATTGATGAAGGAATTCCGCTCTTTTTCTCTCTGCAAAACGGGCTGGATGCCACGCCGATACCAGTAGAGCCGTTCCTCTTCGATCATGTTCTGTAAATGTATGACCAGTGCGGAATTCACTTCTGAGATTACATTCTCAGGTGTAAGTTCTTCCACAGAAGCGTAGATGGTTCGCCGTCCGTAAAGGTCTGTTGTGATGATGTTGTTCTCAGCCATATCAGAATGTCCTCCGGGCAACCGTTACCCTCGCAGCCCTTCCCATGTTCACCATAGTCATCACCATAGCGAGTGAGTCCGGGAAGTCATCGTGCTTTACCTTGCCCTCAATCGTGAATGCAAACAACTGGTTCATTGCTTGCTGGTATTCCTTGCTCCTGTGGCGGTCATCCCGGAAGATGACACGTTCCTTTATTTCGGGAGCCTTATCGTAAATACGCTGTGCCTTGCCGTTTTGGGAAGACCAGTGTTTCGTTGTCCTCTGTAAATTCAGCCTGTAACCGCTCTGCCGGAACCGATTGTCCAGTTCTTCAGCATACGTTCCTGTCACCCTTGTGCCTTCTACGAACATGGCAGCAACCTGGTTCCGCTTCGCACAGTCCACCACCGCTGGTTCCGTCACCAGCTTGTCACCGTTGGAAAACACAAGGTCGTGCAGATACAGATCGTCACCATACTGATAGATGACCGGGGCAGACACATAGTCACCACCGCCCCATGCCGGGTCAACGGTCATGAAGATGCGGTCGGGTTCTTCTGCCGGAAGTTCTCCATTATAATAACGAAGGTCTTGCGGATCGAAGACAGCACCATCACGCTCTATCGGTGTTCCCTGATACGGGGCAAGCCATAACGCCATATCCCCGGTTGATTCGTAAGAAGCCCTTATAGCCTTGTAATCTTCAGTAGTGAAGCCCTTGTGAAACAGATAATCAAAGTTCGACTCGTCTTTTTCATCAAGGGCTGGCACGTTCACTACCTTATAACGTATATGCCCGGCTTCAGCTTCTGTCGTCAGCATTTCGATTCGCTGGGAGATGCAGTCGGTAAGCGACCAGTGAGTGCCAATCCATAAAATCTTGGCTGTTCCCTTTTTCCGGGAAAGGAAGTTCGCCCGTACTGTTTCCCACTTCTTCGCAAGCTGGTCTTTAGACCGGGCTTCATCGATACCGCTGTGTAAGTCGTCAGCCACAAGCAGTCCTTCAGCGTCACATGATCCGTTCAATGTGCCGTCAATCGACCGACAAGTAAGAGATGCATACCGCTTCTTTCTGTTGATATCGATCAGAAGGTCTTTGCTGTCTGTCCGTTTTACAGTGTTCTTTGGAAATACAGATGAAAGGTCATAAGTAAAGGGGTCGCCCATTACTTCTAAGATGCCGTTATAAAAGGTCTTCGCAACAGTGTCCGAAAAGCTGGCGTATAAGTTCGATTTGTCGGGGTACTTGTTCATGTACCATATGACAAAGAACATGACAATCGTGGTCTTGCCAGTCCGAGGGGGCTGTGAAAGAAACAGTTCGTCAAGATCATCATTAAGAAGGGATTCCAGGGCTTCGCATACGGGGAGAAGCTGTTCACGGCGTACCAGCCAAAACTTATCCTCGTCCCGTCTGAACCATTCGACAGCTATCATGAAGTCGTCAAAGGAATCCTTCGCAGTCAGGACATAGGTATCGTGCAGAATGTCATAGACCGTGTCAGCTTTGTAGCCCTTCAGCAGTACCCCTTTAAGGGCATTGCGGAAGGCAAGGACATACTTCCGGGCTTCCGTCCCTTCTTCTTCGTAAAGGTTCGCAAGGCAGTCGTAGGCAGAGCGGTAATCGCTCACCGCAAGAAACTTCTTCATAGCGTCTACCAGTACATTTGCCATTGCTCCCCCTCTTCATGTCATTTGAGGGACAGATAACATACAAATATGGAACTCTTCTATTGTTTTGTTTGGGTTTTGGGGGAATAAAATAAGATACCGTAGAAATGCAAAAAGGCAGTTGCCGGAAAAAACAAGCAAAAACCGACAACCGCCCTTTTGGAGGTTTACTTAGAATGACAAGTCCAAGGTGGCTAAGATCACAGGACTGCGATTCACTATGCAATTCGTTCCGGCTTTGACGGACTTCTGTACACCGAAGGCTTGGATTCCACAAAAAAAGAATAGGAGATTAAAATGAGAGAAAAACTGTACGGGTTGGATACCCTTCCTACAGGCCAGTATAAGCCATTAAAAGTGAAGTAAACAAGTGCGATTTTACATAAAAAAAGAAGCCGGGTATTGGCGTACCCAGCTTCAAGCGTTTCCGACACTCTATACGCATCAGCAATATAGCACATATGTTCTACAGTTGTCAACATAAAAAGAAGCCGGGTCTTGCGGTTCCCGGCTCCCAGGTGGTGAATATTCTGCGGATTCACGGCAGTCAGTATAAACCATGTCCCGTACAGTTGTCAATAACAAAAATGCGGATAGCCGTGGACACTATCCGCATTCCTCCATCAACGCACCATGTTATCGTCGCAGAAAACTCCTTTTTTCAAAGATTTTTCTATGGTGCCATCCCATCATACCGCAACAGGAAGTCGCTCCGCAAGTGCTTTTTTCGCTCTCACTAACCGATACCACTTCGACTTGCAGATGCCGAGCCTCTCCCACTCCGTCCGGGCATCGGACTCTAACCGCTGAACACGCTCATACGCTTCGTCAAAACCCGGTACTTCATACGGATCGACACCGAACCCGGAGCCTGTCTTCTTGGAAATGTGCTTACCGTTCACGATCTCCATAGCGTCAATGCCCTGTCTCTGACGGGACAGTATCTTCTCACGCTCACACTGGGCTACATAAGACATCAGCTTCAGCACGATATCCGATATCAGCTTCCCGGTCAGATCGTTCGCCCTGGTGGTATCTAAAATGTCCATGTCCAGCACCTTGATGCCGACTCCCATCCCGGAGATCTCGTCCCACTCCTTGCCGATCTCATCGTAATTACGACCCAGCCTGTCCAGCGAAAGCACCGTCACCGAATCACCCGGCTGAAGAACGCTCTTCATTTCCTGATACCCCGGACGGTCAAAGTTCTTTCCGCTCTCTTTATCGGTAAAGATGCGGTCGTATCCGTCCCCGGCAGCCATCAGCTGACGGTCAAGATTCTGCTCTTTCGTGCTTACCCTTGCGTAAAAATACTTAGCCACTCCATTTGCCCCCTTATCTGTTTCTCTTTCTTACGAATTTCACCTCTACATCGTACCCCATCACATCCATGATATCGATCAGCTTCTGATCTACATGGGGACGGTTCACCGTGCGGTTAAGATGCGTGTCGGTGATGCCTATCCTACGGGAAATCTCCGTCTTCTTCCAGTTCCCGGCTTTCATGAGATCCCAAATCTCCTGGTTCAGATCCTCGTTTCTAAGTGCCATATGACAACCTCCTTTTCGTTTCTGCCACCATGTTACCACACATCGGTATATATGTCAATAGGGAGTTTTGAAAAAATAAAAAACGGCGATCCGGGGGCAACCGAACCGCCAAATTCAATATGGAGTGGCAAAGCAGAACCTTGCCGTCATCATAGTACCACAACCGCCGCCAACCGTCAAGAAGAAATTTCCAGGCTCATGGGGAACCCCCGAACGCAGTGAACGAATGAGCGTAGCGAATGAGTGAACAAGTGAGGGGAAGGGGTGTAATCACACCGCTGGCAGTATATATAAGTCACGGGGAAATTGCAGATAGAGGGGAAAAGGGGGTCGCTTTTTATTTTTTGCGAGTAATTTGGGGGATACTTGGAAGCCGTTTTTGTTTTTTGCGACTATTTTTGGGGATTACCTCGCCCCGCAGCCGTCCCGGATCACCCCCCGGGTGCCCTCCGGCGGTGCCTGGAATGCCCCGGAGCCGTTCCCGGAAACCTTGCCAGCAACGGAAACCACCGTAGAATTGAGAAAATCGCCCCTTATATCCATTGTACCTGGTGAGCGTGGGAAAATGCACGTTGAAACATCAAAATCGAAATAAAGGCCCTTTTTGAGCGTCTCACGGGGTGCCACGGGGAAACCGCCCCCGGAAAAGTACCGCCCCCCGGTTTCAACTTGTGTGCAATCCGGCACCGCCGTTGCAATCGCAACATTCACCTACTAACCCGATAGGTGAATAGGTTTTTAATGCCCGGTGCCTGGATTTTGCCGACGGCGACCCCGCCCCCCCGTTACCTCTCCATTAATCCATGGGCTATCCGATTGCCCTATATAATCCCCCTTTACATGATCCCCCGTAGAATGATCAAAACCGGGGCTATTTTGCCCGGTAGTAATGACCGCCGGGGAATATACCCCTATTGCATGGTATCCGATACAATGCCGGGATCATATCCAGCCCGGAGCGGTGCCGGGGGTTGTCATATCCTGGAAATTATCCCCGGTTATCACCGGGGGAACGGATAAACAAGGGGAATGATCCGGGGGTTGTATGCCGTCCCGGTGCGGTATGAAAAACGCAACTAAAAATAACATGGTTCCCGCTGCGATCCACCCCCTGAAAATTATTTGCAAAACAACCATAAAAAGGTTATTTTAGGGGTTGCAATTATTACCGCCTTATGGTATATTATCGGTAGCTGATAGAGTTATCAGCCCCGGGAGGGCAAGCCCGGAATATCATTTTTCAATATGGAGGAAATACAATGTATGCCAATGAAACCCTTAAAAAATACCGCCTTATGATGGTTAAAAAAGTCGCCGATATGCTGACCCGTGTTAACGACTTGCACGTATCCATCAGCAACGGAAACCGTAAAATCGGGCGGGTTATGAACGTATCGACCCCGGCGATTTTAGCTTGCAAGAATTGCTCCGGGTGTGCCCATTATTGCTATGACATAAAAGCAAATTTTGTCTATATAAACACGGTGCTTCCGGCACGGGCAAAAAACCTTGCAATTCTCACCGCTGACCGTGAGCGGTTTTTCCGTGAGATCGACGAAAAAATGAACCGCCGGAAAAAGAATAAATTTTTCCGTTGGCACGTATCCGGGGACATAATCGACTTTGATTATTTTTCCCGTATGGTAGAAAATGCAAGAAATCACCCCAATTTCATCATATGGACATATACCAAAAATTACGCCGTTGTAAATGCATACGTTGCCGAAAACGGCAAAGACTCCATCCCGTCAAATTTTCATATCATGTTTTCCGAATGGGATGGGATGGAACTTGTAAACCCGTACGATTTCCCGATTTTCACTTGCAAGCTGAAAGATGGAAACAAGAACCACAAACCCGAATTTTTCAATTCGCTTTTCAAATGTCCCGGTAATTGCGATATATGCAAGGAACACGGCACAGGGTGCATAGGCGGGATGGACACGTACGCCGACGAACACTAACCCGACAATAACCGCCCCGGAGAACGCAAGCCCGGATCACCGCCGGGGGGCGGTTTTCCCTTATGGGATACAATCAAATTATGGAGGTTTGAAACATGGAAAAATATACCCTTGTTTATGTCG